ATATTAGATTCACTACTAAATAATTCCTGAGGGTCTTCATTATCCTTTAAAGGTAATTCAACAACTTTTTTAGCACCATCTAAATAATGTGCCCCACTATTTTTAGGGCCATATTTAATTAAACCGTTATCACCTACTAATATTAAGTCGTGAACAATATCATCACAATCAATACCATTACCGTTAACAATAATATATTCTAAGTCTTTAAAAGGACTATAAGACCTATAACCATCAATATGTGGTAACATTTCTTTTTCTTCTTCAGATTCAAATAAACCAAAATGTTCAGGTTGTTCTAAGTCAGGTTGTAATCTATAATTAGTCGTTAGTTCCTCCCCTTTTTTAATCGGTCTTGAAGCGACTAAAAATCTTTTTTTATCTTTTAAAACATTATGACAATTAGGTTCGTCACTATGATTGTGCATTTTACCTAATTCAGTAAAGTCATAACTAACACCAGGTTGATTTATCGTGTGTAAAATACCTATTGTTTCGTTTTCATCCAAATCGTTCTTAGCGAATGAACCTTTACCGTGAATACCACTTTTATCTACATAATATTTTTTAATATCAACGTTTTCGGTAATATTACTTGATTCGTTATTGATTTTATCTTTAAGTTGTTTAACAAATTCATTTTGAACCATTTTAGTAAATTTAACATATGGTGAATCGTCAGATTCAGGATTGTATTTATAAGTCCCTTGTGGAGGTCTACTAGCCCTACCTAAATAATTAAGTCCTGAGATGTTTGTAATACATTTATGTCCACCACTATTTGCCTGAATTAAGTCCCAAGCAGAAACCCCTATATTATCTAATAAAGACATTTCTTCTTCTGTCAAATCAGATGTAGGTTTATTCATTAGTTCTCTAACTCTCATTAGATAATCCGCACCACCATCCATAGATTTAAACTTATCACCATATAGTGCCGTAAAGTCCTTGAAGGTGAATCCTACTGATTCAGGTCCGAATCCTTTAGAAGATTCCGATATCCATTTTATTGTGGATAATGAAACTTTCTTTTCCTTAAGTTGTGATTCCCATTTAGATAAAACCTCTTGTGCAATCTCACCAAGATTTACCCCTTTTAATTCTCTTTCTTTTTTAAATGGATTACAAGAGGCTTGAACCAATCCTAATGGCCAAGCAATAACCAAGAAATCCGCTTCAGGATTATTTTTAAATGGAGTATATCTATCATAGGAACCTGGCTTCATCATACTACCACCACCATATTGAACAATGATATTATCATCAATTCTAACATTAGGGTGTGATTTCATTTGTTGAACGTACCCTTCTTTATTTTTTTCTAATTCAAATTCTTTGGGAAATCCTTTTTCACCCATAATTTTCTTTATCTCAGTAAAGATACTCATTAGTGAAGGTTGACACTTCATAACCAATTCTTCAAGAAAACCTGGTTTGTTTTTAAATGCTAATAATAATTTGTTAGTTACTAACCCTAATAAAGTTTTGTTTTTAGATAATCCAGAATCTTTATCAAATCGATAAATATAATTCATAACCATATCAGGAGTTATTTCATTTTTAGCATAATCTGCACTATCAACCATTGAGATTAAGAAAATGTCTTTAGCTGGAAATAAATCACCAGGAGATACTACCTGTGAAATAGTTTCAACGTTTGAACGTGAATGTCTAAAAGAAGTTGATTTAGTATCTTCAGCACCCGCTTGTCTGTCGTGATGGTCTGTATGGATAACAAACATTGGTTTTCCGTGTGCAAAGTCTACTAAAACTGGCATAGTGTCACCTTGAGCATCATTCTTTTTTACTGAAAATTCTTTATCACCGTATTGGATTACGTGAGCATCAACTACTTTAATACCGTTATTCTCAAGGTATTTTTTCATTGCGATTGCGGTAGTTACACCATCTAAATCTTGGTGAAAATATATCTCCGCTTTTGGATATCTTTTTTTAAGTAGGTTAATATCTCTTAACCCAGATTCTTTTAAAATTCTTTTCATATATTAATCCCACCCTAACCAGTGCATAGCTTTATCAAAAAGGTCACCTTCATCTGATTTACATTGATTGAACAAATCTCTGTCTTTTTGTGGCATTTTAGACATTGTATCATAACCCCATACACCGTCTTGGTCTACATTAATCATACCTTGATATTTGAAAATTGCTTGTGCAGTTTTTGAATTAGGATAATTACCGATGCTACCGTCAACCTCTAATGAATTTCCTGCGTCATCTTTAACACCTTTTTTATTTAGGAAACATTGTACTCCTCTTTTAAAATTATATTCTTCTAATTGTTCAAATAAGTTTCCTTTGGTTTTTTCTTCTTGGTGTAATTTAAGAATTGAATCTCTTTCTGACTCATTTATAATAAATCTCTTATTCATAATAAATTGTTTTAGTTATAAATATTCAGGAAATAAAAAAAGGGGTTATAAAACCCCTTCAATTACTAATTGTTTTTTCTTTTCAACGAATTCTTTTACTCGTTTTCTTGCAACATCACTATAAGATTCTGAAAGTTCAATACCAATCCATCTTCTATCATTAACTTCAGCGGCAACCAAGCTAGTACCTGAACCTGCAAATGGGTCAAGAACAATATCATTACGATAAGTTAATATTTTGATTGCTTTAGCTGGAATATCCATAGAGAAAGTGGCTTTAGTCATCTGTTTTGTGTCTGCAAAATATTCCCATTGTCCATAAACTAAACTCATAAACTCTTTCTTAGCATCATCAGTATACATAATCTTTTTCTTAAATGTACCATCGGCTTGTTCCATATCAACAGGTTCACCAACCCATTGAGGTTCTCCTTTATCTTGTTTCTTAGAATTAATTTTGTAACCCAATATTACACACTCTTTTGGATTGTATATATACGGTGATGATGGTGACATCCAAGACCCCCAAGCAGTTGTCTTACTTCTATGAGGTGATTGTTCGTCTAAATCAACTAACCCAAAGAATTTAAACCCAACTTGTTTCATAATCATCCAAAATTCGGCCATAAATAAAATACGACCTCCTCTGTCTTGGACGTTAACTTCATATGGGATATTAACCGCAATTCTACCTCCAACTTTTAGAGTTCGATAAGATTCTGTTAACCATTGTTTAGTGAAATCCCAATATTCATCCATACTCATCCTATCGTCGTGACTATCGTATTCAATCCCAACATTATATGGAGGAGAGGTAACGACTAAATCTATTGAGTTTTCAGGAAATTTACTCATTTCTTCGATACAATCTCCATTTATTATTCTTTGTGTTTCTATCATTTTTTATAATTTTTTACATCCATCCTCTACCAGACTTCTCCATAGATTTAATTCTATGTTCTTCAACAAATTCTAAAAACTTTATAAGTTCTTTAAAAGTGTCGATTAACTTGTTTTTTAACTTTATTAGTATTTCCATAAGCATCACAATCAATAGTTTTAGTTGATTTACAACTGTATGTGATTAACACGAGTGTTAATAATAGTATTCTTTTCATAGAATATCAAATTTTAATTTAAAGAGTATTCCCAATCATCATTGGTTTTATTTGCAGTAATATCTAAATCTAAAAACACTGCATTTTGTTCTCCAGCATACAGACCTAAAATATTATAATCATAAAATTCTTCAGCTTCTCCTTGGGTCATTAAATCTCTCTCCATAAGAATGTTTAAAATTTTTGATTTTGAATATAAAATTCTTCTTCCATTACCGAACTCTTCAACAATACCAATAATCGCTTCTTCAAGACCATCAAGTAATATTGCTCCTTGAGCATAATCGTGTATGTCTACAGTTATGTTGTTCATTTTTTTGTGTTGAAGTATTTCTCAATCGCTTCTAATTTATCGTCAGCGTCAACTAATAATGTTAGAGCTTCAGAAGCGTCTTTAAAAAAATCATTTGCCGTATGGTCTCCAATACCAACTGCTTGATTTTCCAATAAATCTAATGCCATCATAGCCTTTGCCTTATCCGCCAATGCTTGAGCTTTTAACGCTTCAATAACCTTACTTTTTTTCATTTTTTTTACGTTTTGTTTGTTTTGGTTTAATATTAGTTAAAGTATTTTCTTCAAGTTCTTTTTCAAATATAACTTCTTTTTTATCATCTTTAATTTTATTAACTCTTTTTTTAGTTAATTCACCTTCAATGATTACTTTAAAATCGTTTTTAGAAGTTTCTTTATTTTCTTTTTTTTGTTTACTAAAAATTAGTTTGAAAAATTTTTCAAATAAGTTCATATTATATTATTTTTTAAATTGTTTATTTTTCTTTCAAGGTACCATAAAGCCTTTTTTAAATCTTGTAATTCTTTATCAACATCTTTTTTACCCGCTCTTGAGATATATTTTACAGTATTACCAAGATGAAAATCTAAATCCCAAGCCTCAATAACTTTAATTGCCTCATATGGATTCGATTCTCCACCATAATGATTAGGATGATTAACCTGTTCATTAGGGATATTACATTGACATTTACCGTCTCCACCATTTAATGGATTACACACACAATTTTTATCCATATTACTCTTCTCTATATTCTTTTAATAACTCTTCGTTAGATAAGATACCATTATATTTTTCACTCAATTTTCTAGTATCAACGTCTTCGTACATTGCGTGTAATGTTAAATTTAATTCTTCTGATAAATCTAAAGATTCTGAAATAACATTAATGATTTTATATGGGTCCGCGTTAGAACCAGGTCGTCTATCTTCTAAGTAACCTTTCCAACTTAATCCTACAGATTTAGGTATTCTTATTGAAGCTCCTCTATCACCGATTCCCCAAGTAAACTTATCAATAGACTGTGTTTCAAACTTACCCGTTAATCTTAAATGATTGTTTGACCCATAATTTTCTATGTGAGCACCTAATCTTGATTCAAAAACTTTAAAGATTGAATTGAAGTACTCCTCTCCTCCTGTTTCTCTCATTCGTTTGTTTGAGAAATTAGTGTGTAATCCTGAACCATTCCATTCTCCTTTAGTAATTGGTTTAGGATGTAATTCAATTTGTAATCCGTGTTTCTCCGCTAATTTAAATAGAAAATATCTTGACATCCATAGGTCGTCCGATGATTTTAATTTACCTTTAGCAAATATTTGATACTCCCATTGTCCTAAAGCCACTTCAGCATTAGTACCTTCTATATCAATACCATAATCTAAACACATATCTAAATGTTCATCAGATAATTGTCTTCCCCACATTTGTCCTCCAACACCACAGTAATAAGTCCCTTGTGGGTCAATTATACCTCCGTTATGAAAACCAAGAACTTCTTTATTATGACCTGAACGAATAAAATATTCTTGTTCAAATCCAACCCAAAAATCACTATCTTCTGAACCTATTTTAAATCTATTATTAGTTTCGTGAGGTTGATTGTTTTTATCATAAACTTCACAAAGTACGTAAATCAAAGGATAGTTATCATCATTCTGAATATGACTTCGATAAAGTTTAACAGGTTTTAAATAACAGTCTGAAGAGTATCCTTCAGCTTGTAATGTCGAACTACCATCAAAACCCCATTCAGGAATTTCATTAATATTCAACGCAACAATACTTTGTTTAGTATTAATAACTTTAATCTTACTTCTAAGGTTCGGTTCTGGTTTATACCCATCCAACCAAACATATTCTAATTTAATTTTCATAATTTAATAAAATGATATTTACCGAGTTTAAATGATTTTTTATATCCGTTTCTGACTGAAAATAATGGTTTTTTAGTAACAACAATACCTTTTTCATTATTACCTAATTTAAGATAAAAGGAATTATCGTTTAATCCGAGTAAAATAGGATAACCCAACAATTTAATAAAATGTTGAGTTCCATACCCATCAATTTTGTAGGTTTTCTTTTGAAAGAACATAATATTCTTTCGCGTATTTACTTTCCTCGATTTCCCCATTATCGGTCAATATTTTTAATATTTCTTTAGTTTTATTAATGTCTTCTTTAATGATATATTCACTTATGTAATTAATGTGTACTGGTTGTCTTAATTTAGATATTAAAAGTTTTTTTTGATTTTTAGTCATTTAATTTAGAAATTTTAAGTTTAATATCTTCATCCGAAACTCCTTTAATATATAGTTTATATACTTCAGACGCTAAAGAATCCATAAAGATTAAAGCGTCGGCTTTGAATAATTTCTCTAATGTTGAATCTCCGTTTAAGTAGGTCTCTATAACCTTTTTATCCACAAATCTTTTATTAAACCCCATACAAAAATAATTTTACCTAAGAATAAACTTAAAAAACCATATAGTCAAAACTAATCTTCAATTTTTTTTATATTTTCTAATCTAACACTTTGTAAAACGTAAGACATTAGTTTTCTTTTAAACAAAGGAACTAAAGTTTCACTTAAAGGGTATTCCTCTGAAGCCCTCATATCAAATACAGGTGAATTTTTTTTATCTTTTTCTGAATAATCAGAATAAATTTCAATTATCTGATTAAAAGTAAATTCTTTTTTATTCCCTTCGTATATCAAGTTTAACTCAATATGATGCTCATTTGCATTTTTTGCAAATTCATAAAGTGAATATTGCCAAACATATACTTTATTATTTCTTTTATCAGTATAAGTCATATAACCTATACCGTTTTTCATATACCTTTTATTTCTTTTTAAAGTTATTGAAATGGTATCATAAATTATACTCCAATATGATTTTACAATACTAAAATATTCAAAAAATTTTGCAGAAGAATACCTTAAGATAGTATCAATCTCTTTAGTTTCTTCTTGATTTAAATTTGGTAGTGTTTTAACTAATAAGTCTTTGAATAAGACTTCGTCATCGTAACTTTTAAAAACTTTCTCAGTGTATAATATCACATTTTCCTTTAATAAGGTTTGTAAACTAGCAAGATGTAATGAAAGTTCTATAAATGTTGGGTATATTTTATTTTGATTAAGTAAATCGTCTATTTTTTTAAAATAACCAAGTAGAACATATTTTTTATGCTCAAAATCAATTGGTTCTTGAATTAACCAATCAGTGTCCATTAAAAGTTTTATGTCTTTTTTTTCCTCTGTCTCCATAATAGGATTATTATAATTGAATTATAATATAATACAGAGAAAGTTGAATAGTTTTAATCTACCCTCATTACAATAAATGTTTCACCGTCTATGGTTACCTCATCATAATTTCCATCATACCCATTTAGAATATGACCATAACCATCACTATCGATTATATCCTGTATCGCACTTTCGGTATCAATGTATTCACTAATTTTCATACCCCAATCTTTCATATAATCAATTAAGTTTCTTCTGACATCATACAACATCTCTTCAACTTTATTGTCAATCATATCTTGATTTGGCTCACCATCTGGTTCCATATCATCAATCTCTTCTTGTAATGAGTCAATATGGTTTTGTATTTGGTCGTACATTCTTGAGTATTCATCAGGTTCCTCTATTTCACTATCAAGGTTTTCTTGTTTTTCCTCCCATTGACGAATCTCATCTTCAAGTTGTTCCTTTCTTCTTTCTTGTTCAGAACTTAATTCAAAATCGTCTTCGTTGAAATAGACTTCAGGGTTTTCCGCAACATCATATTCATAATGGTCTCTGAAATAATCTAAAACTTCTTCTTCATTTATATGATTTTCTAAAAAACTTTCAGTGAAGTAATGTTCAGGGCTATCAAATTGGTCTTCTAATAATTGTTTACAGGATTCTTCAGCCTCGTATTCAGTACCAACGGCATAACCAGAATTTTCTAAATCATCGTATCCAACAACTTCAAATTTAGACATTTTATAAAAACCGTAATCCTCAGGTATTAAATGATAAACGTCTAATTTTTCATTTATCTCATTAATCTCATCCTCAACGGTTTCTATATCCGAGTATATGTCAGTTAAGTCTCTACCTTCACTATCATATTGTTTCTCTTTTTCCAAAAGAGAATCTAATTGTTTTTCAAGTTCAATTAATCTATTACTATCTTCTTCGTCCCTAACACTAACACTCCTATCAATTGATTGTATGTATTCTATTACTGCTCTTGCTCTAACTCCAACTTCATCACCACTATCTTCACTCCATTCTCCTGATTCTCTCCTTTCTTGAGCGTCAGATAATTTACCTTGTTTTATTTTTTGTTTACGTATTTTATCAACACCACTATCGTAATCACTTACTCTACCTTTAACATTAATAAAAGAAATATCATTTATACCTGTTCTACTAATATCTAAATCACCCTCAACATAACCAACACCTTCTAAACTTTTAATTGGTAAATCTTTAACTGATAGATTACCAGTTATCCATATTTTCTTTCCTCGGTATTGTGGTAGCATACTAACACCTTTAGCGTTATAGCTGGCGTATTTCATAATATCCAAATATTGTTCAGGTGAAATCTTAACCCACTCATCAGTTTCATCTTGTTCAAACAAAACTTTACTGATAATGTTTTTCAAATTAGATTCAGTTACTTTTATAATTCTTCCCATTGTTTATAAATATACTATAAATACTAACATATATTATTCTAAGAATTAAAATTAATATTGACATTAAATCTTAATTGGTGATATTTATAGGGATAATAAACCACATTAATATCAATCACTATGGGATGCGGATGTAAAAATAAAAATGCCACGACAACACAACAGCCTCAAACTGTTCAAACTCAAACTCAAAGTCAAACAACTCAAGAGTCAAAAAGTCAATCTGTTCAAGAAGCGATTAAAAAGACAATAGAAAAGTACTACACTAAGAGATAACATAATTTGGGTCTAAAATTTTTAAAAGGGGAATTATTTCCCCTTTTTTTATATTTATTAATATGAATGTCGAGAAACTAAAAGAAATAATAGACGAAGTTAATAACGGTAATTGGGAAGAATATTCTCAATACTTTAATGACGATATTAGTCTTTTTATTAAAATAATAACTCGTTATAATTTACTCGATGAATTAGACCCTCTATCAGATTCTTTAGGGGATTATCAAAATGAAATTCTTTATGAATTAGTTAATATTAACCCAGATAAATGGTATAATTTTATTTGTGAGAAATTAATTAATAGTGACTTAACTTATTTTAATAATGATTGGCATCTTTATTTAACAGATATTACCGATTTATCCGATTTATTCTATGCTAGTAGTCGTAGAGATTATTCCGCAAGAGATGCCGCTAAAGCAATTTTAGGTGAAGATTCTTGGGAACCTTATTGGGATACTACTGACGATGTTTACAGAGATGTTGTTGAAGTTTTAAATGATGAAAATTTGAAATTATTATACGATAGAATGTTTACAGAATTAAACGGTAAATCTGTTTCTGCCGAAACAGAGTTATTGGTTGATTTAGATACTGAAGGGTCTGAAGAAGTTGTTGTAACATCTGATAATTTTAATCAAATGTTTACAGATGGAGAAACTTTAGAATATCTAATAAAACAAGAATGTGAAGATGTGAAATCTGAATTATATTCGATACATAATGGCTCGTATAATAACGCATATGAAAGCGAATTATATAGTAGTGTTTGGAACGAACTTACAACTTTTTTTAGCGGTAGACCTGAGTGGGGTAACAAACCTAATCCATATCAAAAAGACAAAAAAATTTACTATCTTAATCTAAAAATTAATGATATACGAGCAGACATTGATAAATGGTTATCGGAAACAAAAACTTCAAGATACTCTACAGATTCTTTAGAATATATAGGTTCTTATATGGGTATGTTAAAAGAAGGTATGGACCAAGGGATTTGGGAATATTTAGATTTTAGAATACCTGACTATCCTGATTCAAGTTATGTAGATAAAAATATTAACGAAATGTTTGGAGATTATTTCTAATGATAAAACTAATTGACATATTAAATGAATCTAAACGTGTTAAATTAGACCCTGAATTTAAAAAGGTCTTAAATAACGTTGTAGATATCATATTCAAAAAAAGATTAAGAGGGTTTAAAAAATACACTCCAATAACTTCAATACCTATTGAAGTTGCTGATGGTACTCCAGGTACTGTTGAGATTGTGGTGGACCCTGATTTACCTCATTACGGTATTTTAGATACTAAAGTTGAGGATAGTAATGACCCTAATGATTTCATAATTAAAATAAACCCTAAAGAAGTTAAAAGTAAAAAAGGTTTATATCAAACATTATATCACGAAATAATGCACGCTACTGACCCTAATTTTAGTACTAAATATAGTGAAGATTATTGGTCTGATTACGACCCTGAAAAGGAAGAAATGTACTGGGGTCATCCAATAGAGTTTAGAGCTATCACTAACGAATTTATTGAGGGTTTAGTTAATGAGTTTTCTTTTAGAAAAAATAGACTTAAAAACCAAAACAGTATTAAAATGTTAGAGAAGTCTTTAGATAATATTTTAAACCATTTTTCAACAGGTGAAAAATTATCACCATTATCAAACGACATTATTGAGGATATGTTTGGTAGTGAGGAAATTACTAGGTCAAGAAAATTACTTAATGATATATTAGTCGATTACCCTGAGGTATCTGACTTAATGAAAAACCCAAATAAAGAATTAAGTTATCTTACAGTTTTAGAACTAGTTAAAAAATATAGTGGTGATGATTGGAAAAGATTCTTAACTATGTTATTCAAAGCTTCTGAAGAAATTAAAGAAGTCATTTCACAAAAATCTATTTAACCTTTGGATTAATTTTTTTATTATTACATCAAATAATAATTAGAATGAAATTAATCAACTTAAATACTAAATTAGGTGTTGTAAACCTATTTTCAGATTACATATTAAAACATATTGACCCATCATATAACACAGTAATACAAGTAACAGATGTTGGTCATTTCTTCATTATAAACGGTACGACAGATTCATCAACACTTTTAGATTTTTCACAAATAAAAGACAGTTTTATATCAGAGTATCATAGTTTATTATTAAGTGTAGGTTATTCAGAAAATTTGAATACTATGGATTTAATAAAATACAATACAAAATTATTAGACGGAGATTCAAGATATTTGTGGTCAACTTTTTATAATTCATCAAGACCTATTTACCATCCTGAAGTGATTGAAGTTAGTAAGTCAGATAAATTAGTTTATTCTATAGACTACAATGATGGTATTGTGTACGAAATAGATTATAGTTCATATATTACCCCATCTAAATTTAACATAACACCACAACAAATAACATCTTCATTTCCTCACGGATACAGTTTGTCTATGGGTAGGACTCTATTATATTATTCTGAGTATATTGCGAATCAAATTATTAGACCATCAATGTCTAATAAAATAGATTTATTCCTAACTAATAAAAAGAATGAGGATGGTGAAATATTGTTAGATATTAAATTTAAATCTAATATTTCGGAAGAGACTATTAAATCAATGATGTTAGATGTGTTTTCTTTTGATTACGAAAGTTTTAATGAAAATATTAAAGATTACGATTTATGTAATGACATAAAAAAACCAACCGAAGGTAAGCCTTGGTTGGTTAATGATATTAATCCTAAAGATTTAATAGTTTTTTAAGAATTAAACTTATAATAACTTTCTTTAATTATATTAATTCCTTCAACAATCTCATTGTAATCTCTTTCAGGTGCATAAAATTTAGTTCTGTGAGTTTCACCATCACTTTCAATTACCATAAATGCAGGTACAAACTCATTACCATCAACTGCCTTAACAAATAAGTCATACTCTTCACTTTCTTCATCAATATCTCTGTCAACAAATGGAATGTCTAACTTTTCAAGTTGTTCTTTCATATCCACACAATACGGACAACTCTTCATTGAGTATAATACTATTAATTGTTCCATTATACGAATCTTTGACTCATTTCCATTATGACGTTAGTCTGTTTTAAACCTACTTCAGAGAAAACTTCTGAACCGTTAGCAAAACCTTTAATTGTTGGTACGCTTCTTAGACCTAATTCAGAAACAAATTCTCTATCGCTTTCAATGTCAAAAGTATAAAGTTGCACTTCAGAGTTACCACTTCTTAGTGTTTCACTAACACTTTCAAACATTGGTTTCATTACTTTACAAGGTCCGCACCAAGGAGCCCAAAAATCAACAATTAGTTTTTCCCCATTTTTAATTTTCTCTTTTAATTCTACAGATGTGATTTCCATTTTGTTATTTTATTTTTTTTAAACTGTTTATATAAATTTTTAATTCTTCGTATTTTTTTGATTCATATACGATTTTTATTTTAAATTGTTTTTCATTCTCCATTCTATCTAAATGTATATAAAAACCACTAGAGTGTTTGAAGATTGCTTCTGTATGATATATATCTTTATTGTACTTAGAATTCAAAAATATTGGTTCATATTTTTCTTCGTACTTTTCATTATTTAATAAGTTAACAGGTGTTAACACCTCAATAGGGAATTCTATATTCATAATAGAATAAACCCCATTAAGACTATCATAAAATTTATTAAAGTAAGATTCTTTCATCCTAAAAAAGATAATATTTTTTTTTAAAAAGTAAGGTCATTACCAATATAATTATTAAACCTTACTGGAATACCATTTTTCAAAAATGGACTAACCCATTCTACAGTTTTCCAAGTATTTTTAAAATCCGTAAATACACTTTCAGATTCAATGGATTGATTTTTAAAATCAATTTTAACTTTAGGTAATTTAAAACTTTTCTTAACTAAAGAATCAACTCTATTGTCAAGTTCTTCAATAACTAAATCCCATTTAGTTTCAAGTCCTTGATTAAATCTACCTAACGTTTGAACCCTTTTTAATTTAATTCCATCCTCAAAATCTTTCGTTATTTGATATTCAATAGTTGCTCGCTCATCTGAGTCTGAACTACCCTCTCTCAATGAAATTATTAATGAATATGGTTTATCAATATAAGTTTTAACACAATTGTGTTGTCGACTAGATTCTGAATTATATTGACTAGAATTCATCAACACAACAGGATAGTACTCTATTAAATTTGCATTGTAAATTGGGTTTTCAAAACCTTTTACAAAATTTTCATCATAATAACGGGTATAAGTACCTTTAGTATAATGAGAGTATCTATCGGTCCAATCTTCGTGTTCTCTCCTAAAAGTTAATGAATCAAAAGATTTCCATTTAATTTCTTCCAATGGTTTTAACATAATATAGAAATTAACGTGGTCAATAAATGTTTGGATATTTTCAGTATTTTTAATCATCAATTCAAAAAGTTTGAACGCGTTTCTTTTTTCTAAATCCGTTAATGTATCAATATCTCCTGGCATCTGATAACCACTCTTAAATTGAAAGATATTTTTAAGAACTTCAGTACTCTGATGTTTTAAAAATTTTTCACCAAAAAAGTTCTCGACTTGTTTATAAAATTGGTCATTTATAAAATTAACTTCGTGTAATACTTTTTTTATCTTGTCACCAGTAAATCCTTTATTTAACATATAAGAATCTAATAACTTACCACCTGTTTTCTTTAAAATTCGTTTACTTGGTAATGGTATAGTATTTCTAAACACCAAACAATTATTTGGAACTTTAATGTTTCTACTTTTCAAAAAATTAAGATAGAACATCTCATCCCAATTATATCCAGATAAAATCTCAATATTTGGAATTTTACTAACAAATATATTCATAGCCTGAGATAAAATTTCTTTAGCAGAGTCTTCAGTATCTTTTTTATACGGTGAAAATACATTGTGAAAACTTACCTCAATAGATGTAAAAGGATTAGATGCGAAAAAATTACGTCTTACTGAACTAGAATATTTTTTTTTCTTAAACCCATTAGTAACATTTCCAAAGAATAAGTCGTTTTTCTCAAACTTATATGTTACAAATTTAAACTGAGAACTTTTTCTAAAATATGGTTTCCCAACATCTCTATGTTTCATATATTGAAACAATTTAATAGATATTTTAGTATCATCTCCTTCAACAACTAAAGTAATTCTCTCAAGATGTACTGAACACATAGGATTTCCAAATTCTTTGACAAAATCCTCTTCAGATGTTGATGATTTTAAATAATCAAACATTGGGTGTTTTTCAGTACCTGTAATTTTACCTGTAACCACATTCATATTACCTCCGTCCCAAATATCAAAACCTTCTTCGTCAATCTTTTTAGAGATTAACGTAGGCACTATATTATGGTCTTTGTGATAGACAGTATTAAATTTTTCGTATTTTTTCTTAAAATAAACTTCCATATTTTTTTTTAAAAGAAAAGGGGGTATTACCCCCCTTGTGGTTTAACAATAAGACTCGGCTAACTCCCAAAGTTTGGTATTAACATTATTCACAACTGAGATATTCTTCAATTCTCTCATAGTTGTCAATCGACCTCTACCTGAACGATATCCTACACCACCTCGTACCATTTTCTCTTGTACAACGTTAAACACTTTCCACAAACTATCTCCAACGTCTCCATCTCTCATTGGGTTAAGGATTTCTTCGATTGACATTGTTGATGGCATTTTACCTTCTTTCCAACGGATTGCTGCTGCTCCTTTAACAAATCCTACTTTTTCATCAATAGTCAACTCTCTGTTTTCCATTTTAACCAATGATTCTTGGATGATTGGAAGACGTGAAGCGAAACTATCAGTTAGTCGACGAACCTCACCTAAATCAAAGTTTTGATGACGGATATTGAATTGTTCTGCCAATGAAGTTGGTACTGTCAACCCGTTAGAACATACTAAACGGTGTAGACCTGAACTTACTGAGAATGTGGTTAAACCATTGTGTGAGTTACGAATAACCGCCTCAATCAATGAATCCCCAACCGCAGGTAACTCACCATTACGAAGACGAATCTCGTGAGTTGCATATTGACTACGTCCTGTTTGTTTTGCGGAAAAAATATTCCAACCTTCCGCTTGGAAATTTTCTAAGATGTCCATAGTCGGTACAAACGTGTACTTATTAGACATTTTAGGAGATGGGTTAGTAGAAAAAATTGCTGGTACTTCAGACTTAAGAGTTTCAAAATTTAATGGTGTCATATCTTATTGATTTAGAATACAAAGATATGAATAAATTTTCAATCCACAAAATTAATTTAAACAGATTTGACCAAATTTTGTATCTAAAAAAATATTATTAATTTTTTCTTCCTCAACAGGAGTGTTTACCTCTTTGAACATATCGACAACAATTTCAACCATTTGTGTTTTAGTTAAAGCGGCATCCCCATTATCAGTATAATTCTTATCTGACAATAGCTTAATTCTTTCGTAGAATATTTCTTTATTTAAATTACCAATCAAAGTAAAAAGGTCTTTCGGATTTGATTCGAAAAACCTTATCATTTGACTGACATAGATTTCTACGTCAATTTTACTCATAGTATTAATTACATTTTTTTAGTAAAGAATCCACTACCACTTGACCCCTCTTCTCCGAATTTTTCTAAGAAAGCTGGTGACAATGTAGGTTTTGAACCTTTAAGGTTAACAAACATTAAATTAGGTAGATTAACTATAGAATCAGGTAACGCACTTAATTTAGGATTATCAGGTAACGCTAAGAAAGATAGATTAGTTAATTGACCAATTTCTTTAGGTAAAGATTTAACACAATTCATCAATAATAACGCCTCTAAATTTTTAAATCTACCAAGTGTTGGTGGAACGTCTAAAGAGATATTCTCATTTGATTTATTATTAAATAATAAATTAGTGATATCATCAGGTAAACTAGCAAAAAACTCTTCAAAACCATATAACGCAATGAATTTAGCGGCAGAACTATTAGGATATTCTATCTCAACTTTTTTACCTCCTGAGGTTGTCATACCTCTAGCAAATTCAGGTTTAAAATATTCTTTTAATTCTGACATAGGTCCATTAAGATATTGAATAAGGTCTATCCTGTGGTCCGCTCTATCCATAAATTGACTAGATGGGAAATGGAACTGGAATCTTTCTTGAGGTAACCCTGTTCTTTTACCAACACTTCCTTTATCATCATTCGCTAAAATAACATATAGTGGTCCGTCTTTTGCGTAGTTTCTAAAATAACTTGAGTTTGGTGGAGAAGTACACCATCTTGATTCACCTTGGTCATAATCATAATATCCTCCGTACCAACTTGCGGCTTCTTGAGCCTTTTCATCAGTACCTTCAATTTTAACTACAGTCCAATTGTCACCTGTATACTCAATAGTAGCACCAGGATGTGAGAACCCTTCTCTCTCTTTTCTAATTTCTTTTTTAAGTTCTTTCTTATCAAGTTCTTTTTGTTTCTTTTCAGGAAGTTTAAATGATTGTAGAAAAGTAAATAACTCATCAGGGGACGCAAATTTATTAATATCTCTCTTATCTTGAGGGAAATATTGTTTGTATTTGGTAAACTTTTTTAGGTCACCATTAACTTTAAATAAGTCCTCCATAAATAATTCACGATACTCTTGCATCATTTTTTGATATTGAGGGGTCCCTAATTGTACCTCATCTCTTTCGTCGTTGAAAGAACCTGGAGTCATATATGTTTTAAGTAACCAATTGGTATAAGAACCAGGTTGAACTCTTGATAAATTCTCAACCGTTATATCAGTCTCATCAAAGTCTTGTGGTTTCTTAGTTGTAGGGTCTGCAAATATAATTTGCGACAGTTTAGATAAATCCATAATTGGTTTTATCTCTTTACCTGTTTTCTTATCTTTCTTCTTAGAAGTATATTTGTCTAATAAAACATCAAATCTTGATTGTTCCATTAATATGTTAACTAAAGTCTTACTTAATCTCATTATCCGTATTGTTTTAATATAAATATTTGATAAAGCAAAAATAGATTAATAATTCATAATTAACAACTCTTCACCCATATTTTGTGCCTTACCTTTCTTAGCTGCAGCCGCTTTAGCAAACTCTTTTTTCTCCCATTTATATTTAGTTTCAGGGAACCAAGTATGTAATAATTCAAAATCGTAATAAGATAAACTAAATTTACCTTTAACATTTTGTAAGACATTCGCCAATCTTTCGTGGTCATCCCTATCAAAATCGTGATTGTTGTAGTAGTTTTCAGTTTTCCAATAAGGAGGGTCCAAATATATGTAAGTTGTTGGGGAATCGTATTTTTTAATAACTTCCTCAAAATCCATATTTTCAACTTCAGTTATTTTTAAAAAATGTTCAACCCAATCAGGTTTCGATAATTTATCTCTGAATGTAAGGTATTTTGATTTGTACTTACCTTTTAAGTCAATAAACGAACTAGTCTCAGGTTTACTACCACTGAATACTTGAGTTAATACGTAAGCGTATTTTGCGGCAACCTCATAATCGTAAGCCTTTACGCTGAAATTTTCTGCAAATATTTCAGCTTGAAACCTTACAAATTGTTCTTTATAGATTGATGGCGTGTTTTCTACCCCAAGTTCTTGACAAGGAATTGCGTTAATCGCGTTTAATAATAACTCAGGGTTCTTAATACACTGAAATAGATTATAGTTTAATGGGTTAAAGTCGTTATAAACAACTTTCTTAAGGTTAGGATACTTTGTTAAGTCCATATTAAAGAAACACCAGAACATACCTCCAAATGTCTCCACATATGTCTCCATATCCTCAGGGTAAAATGGAACAATCCATTTACCAATTTTACTTTTACCTCCGATGTATGATAGCATAGTTATTTGATTTTACACAAGTATAAGAAATAAAACTTAAAAAGGCAAATGATTTAATGTTTTTTTTTGTTGACATAGTCATATCTTTAAGGTAAATTTATAAAAAAGAAACCAATGATTAGTGTTATATCATACAAATTCATTTACGATAATTTAGGGTTGGACCATATTAAATGCACATTAAGTAACAACAGATTTTTTGATATCGAACTTGATGACTTTTTTTTCTATCTTTTAGATTACGACAAAAATTTATCAAATTATTCTAAAAAATTTAATAGTTGGGATGAATTAGTTAACGACTTAACTACTTTGCAATACCCATTTGAAGTATTCTTTGGGAAATATATAAACACTCAATTCACTAAAGAAGAATTATTAGAATTCACTTACACATATATTTAATATTATGGAAGAAAAAAAATGTAGATTTTGTAAAAAAGCAAAAAAAAGAATTAGTAAGTACGCTATTATTTCTATCTACTTATTAATTCTCGTAATAATTGGTCAAATTCAATTGGTTAAATTTATACTGAGCTTACTTAATCTCTAGTGTATTTTACATTCATTTTAATCAATAAATCCCCAACAAAACCGTTATTAAGTTTAAACCCTTTTTGTCTAACTCTTAAAGGTATTTGAGTATTAAAATCTTTAGGGAATTTAACCGATATCTTACCGTCAGGATGGTTGACTTGGAAATCTGTATTTTTTAAATCTTCTAAATTAAAAAAAGCATTATACACTAAATCATTATTGTATTTTTCAAAACCATCTTTATTAGTTAATTTAACTTTTAAGATAATATCACCAACAACTCCGTTTGCAAAATCACCTTTACCAGGTACTCTAAGCATTTGACCATCATCAACATTTCTTGGGAAATTAATACTTAACGTATCTACCGTATCTTTATTACCTAATCCATTACAACTATAACATTTATTTCTAAATGTGAAACCTCTACCTTCACAAGCACTACAAGATGTCTTAAGTATTTGAGTAAACATTCCAGTACCAACTCTTTGGTGAACAAACCCCTGCCCTCCACAAGTTAAACAACCTGTCTTCTCACCTCCACCTCCATTACAAGGTTCGCAAGCAATTTTTTTAGAAAAATTAATATTTTTTGAGGTACCTAAAAAAGATTCAATAACAGTCAATTGTACTTCAACTAATTTTTCAGGTGTTCTTGGTCGTCTATTGTTCATATTATTGAACATTTGATTTATCATATCATCCATAGACCCTCCACCTCCAAACGGATTTTGTGAGGCAAATGGATTATTTAACCTATCATCATAATCTCGTCTTTTATTTTCATCACCAATAACATCATAAGCTTCAGCAATTTGTTTAAATTTTTCCTCTCCTTGAGGATTTTTATCAGGATGGTACTCAATCGCCAATTTTCGATAAGACTTCTTAATATCGTCTTGAGTTGCGTCTTTACTTACTCCTAAAATTTCGTAATAATTCATATATGGATGGTGATTATATTATAGTTCTATTTAAGAATAAACAGAGATATAAAATAATAAAGCAATATAAAACGTATAAAAACGCATTAACTTTATATAAATCAATGATTGATGAAAATAAAGATGTCGTTTTTGATGTACAGACTGAAAACGGTAGGGATGTTAAATACGAAATCGCTTTATTAGAAAAAAGCTCTGCAAAATTAATACCTATTTTTATGACAGATGAAATGGGTAGAAACGTTAAAGTAGATGTTGATAATCCAGATTATACAATAACAAAAATTGAGAGTTATAAGATACCTGAAAAAATACAAAATATTAAGACGAGAGAAAAAGTTGAGTCGAATCAATTAATAAAAAAATACATAACAGATTCTTCTTTAAAGTTAGTGTCTAAATTAAATAACAAAATCATCATACAAGATGATGATAAGTTTAATGTATTCGCAACTAAATCAATTTATGACGCGGAAAGATTTTTAAACAATTTAGAAAGTTTTATGATGTCAAATAATAGACGTAATTGTTTAATAGTAAAAGATAGTAGTTCGGAGCAAAAAAAATACCTCTATGAGGTATTATCTAATCAAGGATTCAATAAAAAAATGTTATACAGAACTTCCACTACTCATCTAAAAGATAAATAAATTCAACACCTGAAATATCAATTTTGAATTGTTCTTTATCTTCATCAGCACCTTTTAAAACAGACCTCATTTTAACAAACTCATTTCTATTTAATTGGAATACAACTCCTTTTTTACCTTCGTATAACTCATCAACGGCATCGGCAATTAATGCCAATTTTTCTAAATACCCATCAAAACTTTCTTTATTTTCTGCCATAAAGTTAATTTTTTAAATTTTTCTTCAAAAATTTCTTCTTTTTTTATTTTTTTGAGTTTATTTGCAAACTCCACCTTTTTTCTATCAGTTTCAATTTTATCTTTTTCAATTTCCTTCTGATACCAATTCAATATTTTCTCCGTCTTCTGGCTCATCTTCTAATTCGATTTTTAAAGTTTGTTTAACTTGAAATTCTAAATCTTTCAATTCATTTAAATTACTTTTATCAAAAAATGATTTTAACTCTTTAACTTTATCTTCAAACAACTTCTCCTTTTCTTCTCTTTCTTTATTGTATCTGATAATATTTTTTAAGTTGTAGAATAATAAATCAATAGGCTCTTTTTGAAAAATAGTTGCAAATGAAAAAAACCTAAAACCTGGTTTGTCACTTTTCTGTTCTACCACCATTTTTTCATCTACATATTTTTTAGGTAATTTCCAAGTAGTGGGAAATTCAACATCAATTGTTATATAGTCTTCTAGTTTTCTAATTGAAACTAAATGTGGGAATATGTCGCTAATCTGTTCGTATAAATTCATTATATGTTTTTAATTATGTAGGTCATTAAATAGGATAACATTAACCCATTTAAAAAAAGCTCCCTACTACTAAGGACCAACTTTTGTGGTGGGTCTTGTAGTAGGGCACTTATAAATTTAATTACAACTCTTAAGGTAGTAAGAATTGAAAAGATAAATAGAAATAAAAATATGTTTTCTATATTAAGCATTTTCTTCTTTTTTTCTATCTTCTAAAATTTCTTTTCTTAATGTTTGTAATAAGTCTTTTAATTCTTGAGCAAGTTTTCTAGCTCTTGTTCCAGCACTCTTGTTACCTTTGTAATGTTTTCCAGTATCTACTGATAACTCTTCTGTTTTTAGCTTAATTTGCTCAATTGTTGATAATTGTTCCATCTTATTTAAGATTTGTTTTTTGTGTTTATTAAATTACTAAAATAATAATTTTTCTTTCCTACAAGTAAATAAAACCCAAGTTTTTTATTGTGAAATATTTTTATCTAATAATTTGTATAGTTCGGTATATAAGTCAAGGTCCGACTTTGTGAAAGGTATTTTACGATTGAATAAGTCTTTTAAAAATGAATCAATAGAGTCTCTAACACTATTATTTTTTTGAGTATAATACACCTCCATAAAGAAACTATTGAAATATTCAAAGTGTTCTCCTTTAGTATTAAATCTAATATTTTCTTTTTTAAAATTATCGATTGTTTTATTCCAACACCACTCAAAGTGTTTTTTCTTATCTTCTTCAGATAAGGTAACTCTAGTCTCATTATTAAGTGAGTCATCACCGAGATAAGTCTCTTTCATTAAAGTAAATAAAGATACGCAGAAATCAAAAAATAATTCACCTTTTTCAGGTATCATATTATTCATATTAAACCAAATCTCAACGTCTTCATTGTCCATTGGTTTGGATATCCAATTAAAAAAATTCTCCATAGAAATGTCTTCTATGGAGAATATAATATAAGTTAAATAAAATTGTAGGTTATTGAGTGTTTTTGTTATACCCCATTAAATGTTTCATCTTATTAAATTCTTCATTTAATACAACATTAACTTTTTCAGTTGACTCATCAACTGCATTTAAAACACTTTGAGCAGTTTTCTTACCTTTTCTAGATTTTAAACTACCTCTTTCTGTAGTTTCACCTGCTTGGTCAATTGGTTGTGGTTGTCTTTTATAAGACGCATTCATTTGTTCTTGTCCGTAAAGATTTTCGTCAAAGTTTTTCTTAAACTTTTTACCGACATTACTTGGTACTACGTTACCTAACGCCTTTCCTTTTTTGTCTACTTGAGCATTACCTGTAGTACTATCACCTGTTAAGTATTTATCAATTAATTCGTCATTAGGTTTAATTTCATCATAAACTAAATTTGTCATACCAGGATATGAGAAAGCATCAATATACTCATCAACTGCTTCAGAAGGGGTATATTTTTTAACTTTAGCATCTTTTTCTAATGAACCGTTACCTTTTGGAAAATCTTCAGGATTTGGTTCGAAAGAACCTTTAGACATATCTTTTAGATATTCTCTCATTTTTTTAGTAACCGCTTTAATCGCATCTTCATTTTCTTTTTTATCTGCACTTAAAACTTTTTCAGTTTCCGCCATTCCTTTAGCCTTTTTCTGTTCTAAAACAATTCTTTCAATTAAATCAATCATTTCGTTTTCAGTTAATCTTAATTTTTCTTTCTTAGATTCTTTAACTGAATATTTTTTACCGTCAACTTCAAATTCATCGTCACCTTCTTTTTTAGCTTTAGCTAATGCTCCTGTGAAAGCGTTTCCTTCTTGAGTTTCAGATTCTTCAATTTCATTATTACCTTCTCCACAATATTCTTCTAATTTACCTAAGGTGTCTTCACCTCCATTAGCAATCATATCTTTAATTTTTTTACATCCCTCAGGATTTGGTGTTGAGTCTTCGTGCATATCTGTATCTTGACCACTAATAGTTACAGGACCATTAGGATTCCATTCATCAACTTTAGATTTAATTTTTTTAACTAAATCGTCGGCTTTTTCTTGAAGAGATTCCTCTAAAACTCTTTTAACTAATTTGTCTATGTTTAAATTTTTCATTTTAAATTGTTTTACTATAAATATATTAAATCGATGATTTGTGTTTATAATTTTCGATTTCGTATTGTATTATTGATTTTATTACATTCTCACTAATATTATGTTCTTTACTTATTTTAGTGATTACGTTCTTAACTAATTCATTTTCGTATATTTTAAGAGCTTTAATATCTCCTTGATTACAATATGGGAATGTTTTACATTTCTTTTTAATCGTTACAAATTTACCTCCAGGTATTTGAGTTTTGGATTTACCTCTCCAATCTTTTTTATTTGTAGATTTAGCCCAAACCGCAGTAGTTGCATATTGTCCTGATGAAGCAGCTCCCGTAGCCTCCTTAGTTTCAACTTTTTTAGTTTCATCACAAACACATTTAGATTTAACTCTATCACAAGAATCACAATATTCTTCTTTACTCTCTTTTTTAAGTTTTGGAGCTTCATTAGAAAACATTGTTAGTTTTGGAGCCTTGAAGGTATTTTCTTCCATTTCTTTCTTAGTAGTAGAGAATAATGGTTGGGAATATCCTCCCGCAGACCCTGCTCCTGTCGCTTCTTTATTTTCACTTTTTTTATTTTTACCTTGGCAATGTGCCTTTTGTGAAAATCCTTTAGGGTTTTTACAATCAATACTGTCTTTATATTTTTTAGACCATTTTTCTTCAACTTCATTCTCAGGTAATTCACCTTTAAAATCAGTATATGTTTGAAACCCTTCATTATCCTTGAATACATCTGCAGATGCAAATGAACTTGACAACTTATCTTTAAATGAATTAATTATATCTCCCATATTTTTTAAGCGTTTTTAATTCGAGATTCCCAATAATTTCTGTTAACCCACATAAAATTATAGAACTCTCTAAACATTTTTAATACAATGTCTTTAACATCACCTTCAAGTTTACCTCTTTTAATTTCTTTAGCAATAGTATCCAAAAACTTGTCTTCAAATTGTTTCATAGTAGTATGACCCATAAAGTCTTTGATTTCTTTACGTATCATAATTTCAATTTCTCTTTTGTCTGTCTGATTTAAAGCCATTTTAATTTGTTATTAATAAAAATGATGTCGCAATAATCCCTACCACAGTACCTACTTTATACAAAAAAGTAGTTCTTTTTTGTGATTTCAATTCTTTTTGTAAGTCTTTCGACATATCATCATATAGTTTAATTTGTTGGTCTTTTTGAGAGATAATGTATTGGTTATTTTTATCTTTATCTTTCAAAAGAGATATTATTGTATCTTTTTGAGTTTCTCTTTCTTCTAATTTAATAACCTTTTCCTGAGTTAATTTTAACTCTTCAACACAACCATCCAACTTTATTAAATCTTTTACAACTTGTTTTGCAACCTCTTTAGTTAAAACAACTTTAGTTGTATCACTCTTAATCTTATTTGTATCTATTTGCGAAAAACAATTCAAGCTCATTAAGGCCAAAATTGTCAACATTACCAATTTTTTCATCTGTGTTGTTTTTTACTATTGTTATTGTATTATCTATGTGATGAATTTCTTTAGTTACTGCAATAACTTTTTCATCTACTTTTTCTATCTTATTATCAATCTCTTTGTTAACTACTTGAGCTGAATCTACTTTAACTTGGATGGAGTCAATTTTTTTAACATAACCATCAACATCTGTCTTAATACCATTAGTATTGAATATGTTATAAATAACTAAAACAATAACTAAAAATAATAAAACGGTTTCTTTAGTGATTTTCATATTATGGTTCTTGAACTGGTTTAGGGGATGTTTTCTTTCTAGACGCTAAAACTTTAGCCCATTTAGTTTTAAATTTCTCATAATACATCTCCAATTTATTTAACATATTTAAAAAATTTTCATCTACTTTAATCATAGTCCCATCTATGTAGATTCCATTATTCTCACCTAAAGTAAAATAGAATTGAATATCAAAATCAATAATTTTACCTCCCCATTCTACATCTGTCTTATAAACATTCAAAGGTTCGAAATCAACTAAATCAGAGACTTCATTAACAAACTCGTCCATAGTTTCTTGGAAACTCATCTTATCATCAGTAGTTAATTCTAAATCGGCGTTTTCTTTACCGTGAAGAGTAATTACTCCACCTGATATTCTATAAGATTGTTGCTTATCTGATTTACTTTCAGTTTCATCCTCAATTTTCTTTTCAGCGTCTTCAATAGGATTAATTTTTTGAGTTAAATCTTCTTGCTCAGAAATCATTCCATAAGATTTTCTGATACTAATAATTTCTTCATTTAAACTGCCATTTTTTCCTAACATATTGTTAGAAGCCTTTAATAGTTTTTTTATTTCATCATACGAGTTGTTCATTTTCTAATTTTTTTAAAAAGTTTTCGAAGTTAAATGCTGGACTTAATCCTGTGTACTTGGAGTCGAAATTACTTTTAGAAACAATTCCTTCAAATCTTTCAATTCCTTCAACTTTAGTATTATGCCCAACACATTTTTTATCAATAGAGTATTCATTAAATAACGTCTTACAAAGTTCAACACAAGAATTTATCTGTTTTTCAGTGTAAGGTTGCCAAAAAAAGTAATCTCTCCATTTTCTTTCGTAAACCTGTTCCTTATAAATATCACCAATCCAGTTAACGTAATAATCATTTAATGGCATTTTTTGAAGCCATCCCAAATTTTCTAACGAAATGATGATTGAATTTCTATTTATGTTTTCTTCTTGGAAATAATTGGAGAACCCAATTTCAGGTAATAGTCTATAAACGACACCGTCCCTACTTATAATAAAGTTAGGGACTTTGTCGTATTTTCCGTTATATCTATATTTTAAAGACGATATATAATCTTTTAAATTTCTTGAGGTGTGTGTTAATATTATTTGTTTTTTTTTCTTTTGTTTTCCAAAACATTTAACACCTTCAATGTTTTCTATTTTAACCATCTCGTCTAAGATAACTCAATCTGTTTATTTTTGGCACATTTTGGTTTTCTTCTGGTTGTAAATTAATTAATCGTTGTAACTCTTCCTCTTCATCTTCAGTTGGGTAATAAGGTTCTTCAACCTCGGGTTCAAACTCATCTGTTAAAGGTGGTTGTTCTTTTCCGAATTTATCTTTTTGAATAGAATCTAAATAATTCTTTAATTTAATAAGGTCTTCTTCTGTTGGTACGTATTTTTCTTTTTCTATTTCCGCCTCAATCTTACCTGCTTTTAAACTTAATTCATCAATGTCTATGTCAGGGCCAATTACTTTTGTTGTTTTCTTACCATCTTCTTCAAATTTAACTAACATATGTAGAAACGATAATGATATAAGAGGTAACATACCACCTGCAAATAACGCTAAAAACCTTTTATGACCAACAGGGTCTCCAGATTCTACACCTAAATAACTAACAACTGGGTCAACTAAATCAACCCAATCTTTAAATGTTTGACCATTGATATCAATATATTGATAAGCGAAAAAGATATTACCAATAAATTGAATTAAAGTTACAATTCCAAATGGGAAGTAAACTTTCTTACCCATTTGAGCTGAGATGGCAGCTAACGCCGATAATGCAGCAATTTCAATACCAATTGAAAGGTATACCGCCCAAGATAATGGGTTTGATATACCGTACCATTTAGTTACGTGTGATATAGAGACAAAAGCAACTGTTAATATCGGTATTAAAAACGCTCCATATATAATACTTTTAAAATTTCTTTGGAACCAATTCATTATTTACCTGATTTTAATTTTTTTATTTCTTCCTCAATTTGAGTTTGTCTTTGAACGTCAAGTAACTTTCTGTCAGTAGCTTGAATCATTCTTTTTTCAGCTTCAAGCCCCATAACCTTTAACTCAATATTTAATTCATTCTTAGTGTAAGTAGAATCTTTAATTGTTTCAATTTCTTTTCTCATTTTAGCTAATTCTCTAGAATCCCCACATCCTTTAAAGAATGCTAATAACGAGATTACTAAAACGATAATTGTAAAGTTGTTTTCAATAAATTTTTTCATAATATAGTTTTTTAATAAATTTATGAATATCCTGTAAAAAATAAATGGACTATAATAAATAGTCCATTTAAGTCATTTAGATATAATCAAATAATTCTAAACTTTGGTCTCTAAGCTTTCTGAGAGCCTTTTCTTTGATTTGTCGAACCCTTTCTTTGGTTAATTTAAAATCTCCACCAATATCTTCAAGAGTTCTTGTATTACCTGTTAACCCAAAGTAATCTTCAATGATAATCCTTTCACGTTCATCTAAAACATTCAAAGTTTCCATTAATTTTTGTTTCAACAAATCTTTACTGTTAAAGACTTCGTCAGGGCTATGAGCGTCGTGGTTAACGATAATATCCATAAGAGTATCTCCTTCTTCATTAATATTTCTATCTAACTGTACCATAGATGGTAGATTAGCATATTTTGAAGATATCTCACCAGTTCCGTTTTCAACCGCCTTCTTTTCTTTTTGTACGTCTTGTACAACGTTAACAGGAAGTCTGATTGTTCTAGCATTTTCATTTAGAGATTGTAAGATAGATTGTTTAACCCACCAAACCGCGTATGAAATAAATCTAAGATTTTTACTCCAATCAAAGTTCTTAATTGCTTTAATTAAACCTAAGTTACCTTCGGCAATTAAGTCAGCCAAGTCTAATCCTTGATTTTGGTATTGTTTTGCAACAGTGATTACAAATCTAAGATTACCTTCAACAATTTCTTGTTCAATAATTTTTCTTTGAACTTCATTTAAAGTGTTTGAAGTCATTAAAGCGGATAGTTCTTTTTCCCTTTGGGGGGTCATAACTTTAATTTTCCTAATGTCTTTTAGGTAAGTGTAGATTTCTTCTTGATTAATTGGGATTTGGGATTTTTCTTTCATATATTATTTTGAAAATGAGTTTAAATAAGTCAGTTCTTCTTTTGTCAGTGATTTGATACCATTTAAATTTATCTTATCCAAGATATCGTCAACAGTATAATTAGGTTTGTTGCTATGTTTAATTAATAGGTCTTCGTCATTATCTTCTTCGCATTCAATGTCTTCATTGTCATTCAAATTGATAAACAATTTAATCATATCGCTATTAAATTCAGTCATCTTATCTTTAATATCGTTTTTATACGTATTATTAAGATATTTTTTCATCGAGGAGTCTAAATCCTCTTTTGTTATAATCAAAAATACGTCCAATTCTTCTTTTGTCATATTAACTGACATATTGTCAGTATATTCAACTAAAAAATAATTATTTGAACATTTTGACATAACAATATTAACATACTCATTTAATTTTGAAAATTCTTGAGAATTACCAAAGTGTAGGACTATTGAGTTACCGTAAGATTTGTATTTCAAAAAATCGCTATCAGTTACATCACTCATAGCGTCTAAAACATAAGTAACTATTGCTTTGTCAGAAAAATCTCCGTAACCAAATAAAAAGTATCTTTTCATATTATATCTTGATTTGTTTTACAAAGATACGAATATTTATTTAATAAAGACAAAAATTATGAAGAAAAAAATTTATTTATCGGAATCAGAGTTAGTTTCGGTAATAAAAAAAATGGCCATAATAAGTAAAACTAAGGAAAATTCGATTAAAGAACAAACTAATGACGATGATAACGAATTTGAAGACTCTGAAGATGACGATTATAACCCAAGACAAGAATTGATTGATAAGTTAAAATCTAAAATAGAATCTGAAGAAGAGTTTGATGAATCGGATATTGAAGAGATATATTCTGATGGGAAACCATTTAGAAGTGGTAGAGGGTCAATATACATTGATGTATTCGTACCTGAAACAGATGACAAAGAGTTTGACCGTAAAGTCGCTTTGAAAATGTTAGACTATTATTCAAAAATAATTAAAGATGAGAACTATGTTGGTGGTGTAGGATTTAAAAATAGAGGAAATCTAATACAACCATACGACAATATGGACTTCTAAAATTAAAAACCCCGATTTCTCGGGGTTTTTTTATTGTGATACTTTACTAATATTTTCGATTTTATTTATCTTAACAATCGAATCAGCCCAATTAGTAACCAAAGGATTATGAGTGATAACAAATATTTTTTCAAAATACTCTTTAATCTTTGTAAAGAACTCAGATACCATTTCTAAATTGTCATTAGATATTTTACCAAATACCTCATCAAATACAATGATATTTGGTTTAGGTAATGAACATACTTTACTTAATACCGCTCTTAAAGCTAACGAAGCAATGGTTCTTTCATAACCAGACCCTGATACCATTAGTTTTTCAACTCCTGTTGAATTATCTATCATCCAAAACTCAACCTCGTTTTTATCTGAGATTCTAATCTCTAATCGGAAGTAAGAACTATCTTGTAACAATCTTTGTAATTCAGAGTTAATAAGTGGCATCATAGTTTTCATAATAATTTTACTGATACCATTCTTACCAAACACTTCGGAATAGATTTTATAAATCCTCTCCTTCTCAAACTCCTCACCAATCTTGATTATGTATTCGTTGTTCTTTTTAATCTTATCATTCAAGTTTTTAATCTGAACACCGTTAGAGGTTATTGTATTTTCATACTGTCTTTTCTCTCTTTCCAAATCCTCAATTAATAAATTAGCTTTAATAAGTTTTTGTTCAACGTCATTGTTACTTTTGATTTTCTCCTGAACATCAAAATATCGTTTTAACTTATCGTCTAATTTAGATTTTTTAAGTTCATTACTTTCTAAAGTTAACTCTAATTTACTTTTAATAAGTTTGTTTTTTTCATATTGGTCAAACTCTTTTTTAAGCTGGGTGAATCCCTGTTCTTTGCGGGATAAATCCTGCATCAATACCTCATTTTCGTCATAATGACGGATAAATCCTGCAAGCTCACCAATCTTTGCTTGGGTAATTGCCGCGTTCATTAGATTAATTCCACAGTGTTCACATTGGATTCCTCCCTCTACAGAACTCTGTAATTTTTTAATGTCAGAAATTTTAGTATCTAACTGAACTCTAACCTTGTACTTCTCATTATATTCCTCTTTAACCTTATCGTGTTGGTCTTCGTGATAAAACGATGAAGGTTCAACAACATTAACTTCAGAAATTTCTTTATGTAAACGAGAGTTTTCATTCACAATCCCTTGAATCTCTATCTCAATATTACCAGGGTTCATAATTACTAACTCTTGGTCAATGTCAGTGTGCTTTGAAGATATTAATCCTTCTTTATATTCCTGACCTTTCTTAAGTCTTGCGGTTACGTCTGATACGTTTTTATTAGCAATCTCTATCTGACCTTCAAGTTCACTTATTTTATCTTCAGAATCAACATTCTCTTGTTTAAGTGTTTCGGTGTTATATATATTAGATAACATACCTTTTGAAAATTCAGAATATAATTCTTTTCCTGTTTCTTCTTTCTTTTTAAGGAACTCTAAACCTAAAAATTTTGTTAAAACTTGACCTCTAGCGGTTGGTTTAGATTCTATCAAATCCTCAAGGTTAGTTGCGGTAGTTAAAATGGTCATTAAGAAATCTTCTTGTTCTCCAATAGAATTCTTCATAAACTTCTCAGTTTCTCTACGTTGTTCACCAGTAAAGTTCTGTAATTGTCCATCGGCTAAAATTTTAAAGAAGTCAAGTTCCGTCTTAACATTCCATTCTCCCGCCTTTGATTTCTTTCTTTCAATATTTCTAACAATAATATAGTCCTCACCATCTATTGTTATGTACCCACGAACTGAGACCTTATCCTTATCTGTAAATCTATTAAAGATTTCTTCTGCTTTGTTCGTCTTGGTTGTGGTATTGAAAAATAAGAACATCAACAAGTCTACAGTCAATACTGTCTTACCACCAAAGTTTGGTGGGTCAGATTCAACAACGGTAATTCCACCGCATTTCTCAAAATCCAATACTTGGTTCTCACCATAGGATAAGAAATTTGAAAATTCGATTTTCTTAATGTACCATTTTTTAAAAGCCGCAACTTCCTCTGAGGTTGATAATATTTTGTTCTCTACCGCACCATCTAATCTTAAAACTTCATCAGTGTAAGAATCATAACCCTTAGATTGTAAATAAGACTTTACCAATTCAATCTGATAGTTTTTGTCCATAATATTGAACGAAACGTCAACAGTTTGCATAGTATCATCTTCAACCAATTTAACCTTTGTAATAACGTTAACATTAGTTGTTACGTATTTTTTTTGGAAATATTGTTTCACACTTTTGATTCTCTCTTGTGTAAAGTTTTCTGGAGTGTCTTCCCAAATAACTTGTACGTAAGGATTATCTAACTTTGAAACATCAAGTTTATGACTCATAGTTTTATAATTAAATAATTTCGGCGGATTGAACAAATCCATCAGTGTTTAATTTTATTGTTTCGCTGGTTGATGTTTCTTGGTTTTGAGTTTCTCCTGACATACTTTCTCTCATTTTTTCAATTTGTTCCATAAAAGCATCTTGAAACATTTTTTCTTGTTTTTTCATTTGAGATTTAATGTTCTGATTTCTAGCATTAACTCTTTTTCTGTGTGCCTTGGCTCCACCTCTTAACTTTGATTTTCCCATTGTATTTGTTTTTATAAAATTTGATTATTTTGATTATTGTTTGGTCTGTTTTCTTCAAACCATTCTACTATTGAATTAATTACCCAAGTAGTTCCTGAAGCCAAAGCTCCGTCAAAAAACCAAGAAAATAATTCATTAACTTTTAATAGTTCGTGTGTTGGAGAATATAAGAAAATTCCAAAGAAAAATCCAATCCATACAGGTAAACACATCATACATCTCATCATTTCTCGAAGAAAATGAAAGAATCCGTTTAAAGGGAAGTATTTGTCATTACCCCATTTTTCAATGGTATCTCTAAACCCATTCATAATTTTTCCATAAACTCCAATGTTACTCATTCCATAGATGATTAAACACCATAAAATTAATTCTGTCATATTTTATCTTTTAAATTTGAACCAGGGTGAAATCTTGCCAATCTACTTTGGATAATTCCACTTAGGTCGTTTATTTTAGTTTCTTGTTCTTTAATTTTTTTATCTTTTAGTGTTATCTCTTCTCTTAGGTTTTGTAGTGTTTGAGTAATCATAGATAATTTATCATTACAATCCTTACTACTCACTTCAACAACTTGTTTCTTCGCATCTTCAAGTTCTTGGATTTTTGTCAACATTTCAATCCTTTCTTTTCGGAAATTATTTTCAATATCTTCAATTTTATTAGAGAATTTTTCTTCAATCTCTTTAATCTCTTGTTCTTTTTGGAGAATGTTTTCGATAACAACCTCTTTAACAACCTCAACTTCTTTAACTACTTCTATCTCCCAAGGTTTAATTTCTTCATCTTCTCCAAGTAACCCATATTTTTCAATATAATAACCTTTTTTAAAACATTCAAATCTAAATGATTCTATATCTTTAATTTCATTAAGTTTACAAAAACTTATAAAATCAGTTTCAAGTGGTTTACTAATAGTTAAGTAATCGTTCAGTTCCATCTACTAAATTTTCTATTGAGTCTATCTTAAATGACAGAAAAGGTTTAGGGTTTTCCAAGTCAATAAATTCGTAAATATCCTTTTCTACATCATAGATACCATAACCGTGTTTATTAACCGTTTCACCAAAGTTTTGTTGTATTGTCGACCCAATCATATAAGCTTTCTTCCCATTCGGAATATTGAAAACTTGTCTTTTATGTATATCACCACAAAGAACTAAATCACATCCCGCAAATTTGTTAACGTCAAATCCTTCATCAAATTTATAACCAATATCAGTGGTTAATCCTTGGACTGGTCCGTGAAACAAACCTATATTAACGTTACCGTCATTTCCTATTTCAGGTGGAATGTTATGGTCCATAAGTGAGTACACACACCAGTTAATATTTTGGTCGTTATAAACACCTCTGTTTTTATAATACACAACCATTTCATTTTGAAGGGAATCGATAATTGGTGTTAAAGCATCTAATCTTGACATATTATTTTCAAGAAAGTCGTGATTACCAATAATAACAATTGTTTTTGTAATTTTAGAACACTCGGTTAAAACCCAAGCAACAAACTCAATTAATTCAGGAGTCATTTGGTTTTTACTGTGGACCAAGTCTCCAGTGAATACAATTCTATCAGGGGCAAGTTGTTTCCATTGTTCTAAAGCATCAGTTATTATTGATTTATATAAATCGTGGTCTTTAAATAACCTAATATGTAAATCACTAAAATGTACTAATTTTTTAATCATTTCTTTTATTTTTTAAATCGTCATACTTTCTACCCCAATAACTTATCTCACCTTCTCTTAACTGAATTTCGTCTCTAAGAATTTCATTCTCATCCTCAAGTTCTTTTATTTTATTTAAAAGAGTACTATCGTTATTAACTACAGTTGTTACCTGTTTTGTCGGTACATTATTATTAACGATGGCGAACAAGATTCCATTACCTACGATAATACCAAAAATGATAATCGGTAATGGATTTAATTGTTGTATAAATTTATTCATCTACTTTTTTTTGTTCGTCAAATAATTTGAATTCCTCATTTACGTGACCACAACTATTACACATATAAGTTGGGAAAGGAACTAAGGTATCCTCTGAACTACCAGTGATTAATTTAGATACTTTTTTTAGTATTACCACTTCCTTGAAGTAATGTCCTCCACATCCTTCACAAATAACTGTAGGTTGTTGTCTTAAATCAATTTTAGGTCTTAATAAATCTTCCATATTGTTTTTTTTTAAATTTAGGTTAATTAATTTGTTTTGTCAAATATTAGTAAGTTTGTTTTTCTCAAAAATAGATATAACATCAAACCCATTCCAAATTTCATTACCGTCATTAATTTGTATCTCTTTTTGGTCTATAATTGTCATACCGTATTTCTCAACAAGTTTTCTAAAAAGGACCGCGTCCATATTTGACCTACCTCCTTGGTTTTCAAATGAATTATCTTTACCTCCTTTTAGGTTTGAATGGTGAATGATACCTTTACCTCCAAAAACTAAAACTCTATTAATTTCCGAGAGATAATCTTCAATAACGTTTTGGTGCATATGTACAAATGAGTCATACGAATACACTAAATCTTGTGACTCATCATCTATAAATGGAATAGATTTACCATCACAAACAAAATAGTTAGATACGTGGTGACCTAATTTTTCTTTAGTCTTTTCAATACAAATAGGATTTAAATCAACAACACTAAGTTCCTGAGCCAAGATAGATAAAAACTGAGTTACCCTACCGTAGCCAGGTGCAATTTCTAAAATTTTTTTACCTCTAAATTCTTTTAAATCATCAAAAAGATACTTATTCCATAAGTTTTCAGTACTACCAAATTTTGTAGACCATTCGTGTCCACCATCACTCCAAACTTCTTCGTTATTCCAATAACGTTGTTCGTCTATGTTATAAAACTTTTCCATACTTTTAATTATTTTTTTAAATATTGTTTCATATCCATATCCAAAATAGTTGTGATAACATCCTTAGGGACTCTGTATTCCTGAAAATCAGAACTATCTTTTAAATGAACAATAATACATCCGTATAATCTAATATTACCATACTTACTACCTTCTAACATCTTTAACAGTAACTTACCGTAAAACGGTAACTGTAAATAATAATGTCCTAAAGCGGTACTTGGGTGTTTTTGAAATGGTGAGTACATTGGTTTGGTAAAACTATTTGTTTGAAAGTTTTTCTCTTTGTTTGTCTTCCAATCGGTAATAATTAATCCGAATTCTGTTAGTTCTCTATTAAAAATTAACCAAACTTTGTCGGGTTGCCCTGTATACCCAAGTTCAGGATGACCTAAAACCATTTCAGTATCTAATAGTATTGCACCTCTTTCATTCATTAAATTAAGGAATTTATTTCCTGCAGATACCATACTATCACCTTTTAATATCTGTTCAATATCACAATCAAATATTGGTTGTCTAACCTCTTTATAGTTACCAAACATATCTATAGTTTTTTTCTCCAATAGATAGTGAACTCTAGACCCCATATTAGTTGAGTAGTCTCCTGCCGCGGCCCATTCTTTAATTAATCGTTCCATTTCGTCTGGGTCACCACCTGACTTATTGTAAGCCGCTTCCTCAGTTGGGAATTCTTTATAGAATTTTTTAATAACTTTAGAAACCGAAGGGAAGTCTGTTTTGATTTCTCCTTCAAGGTTTTTCATAGTATAAGAGTGAGTATCTTCAGTAAATGTTAACCCTAACTCATCTTGTTTTTTTGAGATTATTTCTCTAATCTCTTTAGCAATTTCTTCTAAATTCATTTATTTCATATTATAGTAATATTCGTTTATTTCACCTCTTAAGTCACATACGTCTTTATCTGTTGGTAGTTTAACAATTTTAATTCTATTGTATAATTCACCACCATTTAACTCTTTATATAATTTTTTAGAATTTTCCCAAGCATCCCCATCAAGACAAATTATAATATCACCCTTTGATTTAAGGTATATTGATTCAAAAAGAACTGAAGATAAATGTTTACCTAACATAGGAATACTGTTATCTAAGAAAAACCCATCAAAGACCCCTTCAACAATATAAATGTTTTTCTCCCAATCAACTAAATGTTCATTGAAGATAATTTTATCTTTTTCGGCAATTGGGTTTTTATATTTGAACTTAGGATTACCTCCCCAAGCTCTTCCAACAAAGTAATTTAATTCACCTTCCTTATTATATGAGGGAACAATAATTCGACCACTGTAATCACCTTTCATAGTATAACCTATCTGATATCTTTCAATAATCTCATCAGTTATGCCTCTACTTTTTAGGTAATTTAAAGCTTCTCTATGTGGGGGGTATATAGGATTACTGTCTTTGAATTGGACATAACCTTCAGGTAGTCTTAATTTAATTTTTTTAACCTGTTTTTCCTCAAACTCTTCAGGTTTTATTAAATTATATGTTTTTTTTAATTTTTTATTTGCATAATTGTCAAATAATTTACCTAAAGGTCCGTGAGTACCGTGAGTTTCACCACAACTCCAACATTTGTATACGTGTCTACCATAGTTAATTTCTAAATTACCTTTACCATCAAGTTTGTCTAATCCTTTGATGTCATATGAGCACACTGGACAGTCAAAAGATATTTGCATTTTTGACTGATAATGTTGTTTGGGTTTTCCCAAAAACTCTTCAAGTAATTCTACTATGATTTCGACTTCTTCTGACACAGATTAAATATAATCATTAATGTCAAATAAATCAATTACCAAATCTCTTGTTGTTTCATAAAACCTAATGCACAGGTGTAAGCATCAGTTTGGTCGAAGTTTTCTTTCTTTAAAGTACTGTTTCTTGTATATTGCCAAGTAATTTGAGGTTCTCTTTTTGCAACTAATTCCCAAATCATCATTTTCTTGTCAATATCTTTAGGTAACCCACCAAATAAAACGTGTTTACCTTTGTCGTTAGGTTGGATTAAATGTGGGAAGGCAAACTTTCTTGAGTTGTACGTAGAAATAAATTCAGGGACTACTCCTAAAACATCGTAAACTTCTTTAAAAATTAATGTATTATATCTAAGTAACGTACTTATTGTATAAACGTTATTAGAGTTTAATAATGGTTCTTCAATAACTACGTGAGTAATTCCTAAACCTTTATAGTTTAAAAGTTTACTCCTAAACATTTCCGCTTTAACCAACAACTCTTCCATCTTATTCTCTTTTTTTGGTTTTGGTTGTGGAGAAATATGTGTTAATTCTAATAATTGTTTCGTGGTAATATCAAATAACGCCCATCCGATTGTTTTAGTAGACACGTCTAATCCCAATACTTTTGGGTTGTTTTCTATTTTTTTTGACATAAAATTCTTTATTTAAAAAAAATATACGCAAATAGTTAATATAATAAAGATTTTTTTAAAAATCTAACTTAATAGCGTATTGTTGGGTACCCTGTCTAAGGATTGGAGATTGTAATTTAGTAATTACCATTAACTCTTTATCTTCGTTAAACAATCCTATTTCGGTAACGTAATTAGTTGAACCTGTAATCCAAGTAGGATTACTAGTATTAGTAAATTGTGTTGATGCTAAGTTACATAAAAATTTCATTTCATAAATTGTCGCTTGGATATCCGTTTCAATGTTACCATAAAAATAATATTCGTCTCCAAAATTTAAAATGTTTTCCTCACCTGTCGGTTGAGGTATCGAAATATAGTTAGCCAAATTATATAAAGGAGAACCTGTATACTGATTATGACTTATAACAAATGTGTTACCTGTCATACCTGATGCTGATATATACCCATTAACGGTTGATGCAGATAATTGATTTGTAAAATCAATAACTCTCCATTGACCTGGGTCAGGTTGTGTCGTTGAACCTGAAACCAACTGAGCCAAAACTTGGAATTGGGTTGCATTATACCCCATAAAACAACAGTCTTCTAAGAATGGGAACTCATCTCCAAATCTAATATTAACGTTTTGCCTATCTGAAGTACAACCTGTAAAAGGTCCTTGTATTTTAGAATAATAGTTACAATGTAATGAATCCGTAAATGCCGTAGAATTAAACCTATAAGTTACGTACATATATTCATTTTCATTACCCATAACTCCATAATCATCATCAATATTGTCACACAAGTTAGGGGCTGATAAAGATAATCTAGGTGCAGATAATGTCCAGTTTCTATTTGATTTATAAGATAGAGCCGCAACTATTTCTTCATCGTCAAATATAATTTGTTTTAAATCAGGAAAAACTTTACCAACTCTACTAGGATATCCATTACTGTTTGGATGAGTATCATATAGAGTATAATATCTAAGTCCAGGGTTGTTCATATCTGAATTTTTACTAGACTTCATATATTTTACTTGGAATAAATCTAAGTTTGGACTATCAAAACCTGGAGGGTCAACATAGAAAACTTCACCCATATTACCTGTACTTGATTTATGCCACATTAACCAAGGGATAGTTACTTTGAAGTTTCTTGCGAATCCTGTTTGGTCAATTGCGTTTACATCATAAGGTTCTAACGCAAATTTTTCACCGTAGAAACTATCTACCGCATTGTTAGTGTAGTGGATAATTGAAACCGCTTTCTGTTCATTAGGTTGAACATATACAACATCGTCAAATGAATTATAATAGAAAGTGTCACTTGTCTCAGCGGTCATCGTAGGATTAACCCAAAAAGTTTGACCTGAAACTTCTTGGTATCCAAAATATTCTTTACTACCTAAGTATTCAACAGAACCAAATTTATTATAACCTTCATTTAATGATGACCATAATCCAGCAGGGTTAACTGACCAAGGAATATTCATATTCCAAACTTTTACATCAGTGTTACCTAAGTCACATATTGATTCAAAGTTAATAACATCAGGTGGCCAATATCCCATAGGTGTTGTGGTATCATATAACGCAGTCATACCTGAAGGATATATTAAAGCTCTTGCGTTTCCACAACAACTAGCACCACTAAAATTAGGAATATCCCTATCTAATTCAATTACATTACCATTAACATTTTGTATTTTATAAGTTAAGATTGGGAAATTACCTACAATTTCATCACAACCACCATTACCATCAAATAAAAATGTTACAATATCTCCAACTTCAGGAGTACCTGTTGTAGAAGCACAAAATGCGGAAGATAACGTAACTAAATTACCGTTACATAAACATACATCAATAACATAATTAGCGTTCTTAGTATAGGCTGAATTAGTAATCGCAGACCAACTATATGGGGTACCTGTAAAAAAACCTCTAGTTGCTGCAGTATTATATATTGGGGATACTACCGAATCTTGAATCGCAATTCCGTAAGTATTTCCTGAAGAACCTTTAACATAAAATGGGTATTTAATGTTCATTTTATTACTATTAGGTTCCTGACTACTATTTTGTGAATTGTATGCGGCTTCTAAAATAAAATTATTAGTCTGATTATAATTTGGTGCTGAATTATATGAAACTTCACTATCTCCAATTTGAAAGTATTTGATGTCAAATCTTCCTTGGGAAAGTCTCATTCTACCAGTATCTGTAATTCTAGTATTAAGTAATCCTGAAGTATTTTTTATTATATATGCCATATTGATAAATATTAAGGTGTATAAATTTGTGTTTGGTTTCTAGTTATTCTGTTAGCAGTTATTTCACAACAATTACAACTACTACTCAAAATGTTTAAATTTATGCTTACCGCAGCGTCAGCATTAGTATAACAAGGCAGAACTATTTGTCCACTAGTTTCTGTATTAATACCAATCTGAATAGTACCTGTCATAACATCTCCATAATTAAGGGTTACAGTGCCTGATTTATAAATTGCAGTACCTGCTTGGGTAATATAGACAGGATTACAAGTATCAGGAATTGAATTAGTTAACGATAATGGTAATGTATTAGTAAGTGTTTGTGGTGTACCGTTTAGAAGAAATGAATGGTTATTAACATCCCAAGCCACTGAACCAGGTCCTTTACCAATAACAGTATAGTCTAATTCAAATTCAGCGGTAACAGTAACTCCTATAGGTAAAAAACCAAGCGTATTCCAATTATATTGGAATGAATAATATTTGTAGTTACCTGATGTACCGTCATAAGTAAAGTTTGTTGCGGCTAATGGTATCGTATAATAGTTAATATTTGTACCACCTACTGTAACTGTTTGTGTTAATACATTATTATTACCATCTTTGTAATAAACAATATAGTTATTTGGTCCTAAACCTGTAAACCATCCGATAGGGTTATTAAAGTTGACACCATCTAATGAAAATGAGTATGGTGCAACTCCAAGAGTTACTGTTGCAGCAATTGTTCCGTTATTTTGAAAACAATCTGCAGGGGTTGAACTTAAAGTTAGAACAGTTTGAGAAGACGCAGGGATTGAAGCACAATCACCAACTTGGGCAACTATATAAAAATCTACATAACCAGGGTTCCAAGAATACCAACCACTATCAGGTATATTATCAAAATCATTAGTTCTAAAATAACCCCCATATGGCGCATATCCTAATAATTCCCAATATCCATTAGGGTTCCAAGATACATTCGCCGTGTTTCCTGTATAATACGGTTTTTGATTTACTAACGTACCTGAATCACAAACTTCGATTGATGTCACTAAACTTGTCTTACTATCTGATAAAGTAATACAAATACAAGTTAATGTTGGTGGTGTTGGTTCAACAACAAATGTCTCATAGGTTTGACAAGATTGATTATATATTGTGATACCTGTTGTTGTGTTAGGTACCGCAACTTGAACCCCACTAAGACTAGTTAAACTTGTTAAAGTAATTCCTGTTGCAGGTAATAATGACGGATATATATTAGCAATATTACCACTACCTATAATATCATAATATATGGTATATGGTCCTGTTGAGGTTCCTCCTGTTATTTTTATAGTATAATAATTATCCATTACACCCTGATATGATTTCGATTGAATTTATTGTATTAATATTACCACTTGTTACCGTCAATGTATATGATATATCATTAGGTTGTGAATTACTTGTCACAGTATTAGCATAAAAACCATTATCAACTATAAGTTCTGCAGTACTATAATATACACTACATCCACCAGTTGGTACTTGAGCCGAAATATATATATCTATAACATCTCCAACATTTATTGTGAAATTATTTCCATTAGTTGGTGCCCCACAAGGAGTACCACTATTGA